TATATTTGTATGGAACTTTGATGCATTCTGCTCCATACTTACAGGAAGATGGTAGGGCAACGGTTTGGGCTTCTCTTTATTCTGCCGCAGTGCAAAGATTGAATGAGAGTTCAGAGAGATCCAGGTATTCTGGTTCAGGTTTAACACTTAAAGTAAGAGGACTAGGCTAATGAGCTTTTCAAATTATCTAGAAACAGAGTTACTAGATCACGTTTTTACAAACAGCGCATATACTGCGCCTTCAACACTATATTTGGCGCTATTTACTAGCAATCCTGCCGATGACGCAAGCGGGACCGAAGTTTCTACTTCTGGAACTGCTTATGCAAGGCAAACTGTTACATTTAGTGTAAGTGGAAACACCGCTACCACCAGTGCGGCGGTTGAGTTCCCAACAGCAACAGCCAGCTTTGGCACTGTTACGCACGTTGCAGTATATGACGCATCAACTGCTGGAAATTTGATTGCTTATGCGGCACTTACCAGCAGTAAAACAATTGATACTGGCGATGTTTTCAGAGTGCCAGCCGGTGATCTAGACATTACTCTTGACTAATGGCAACTAAAAACGCAAGTGCATTTTCTTACGGAACCAGTACGTTTGGATCGTATACGTTTGGTTCCGCAAGTTTGCCTATTGCTATTAATGCGGCATCGAGCAACACCGCCGTATGTGAAAAGATAGTATTTGGCTCTGCATCTGCGTCTGCGGTAGCAAGTTTTTCTGCAATTGGAGGATTTACGGCGAATGCCGATGGATCTGCATCTGCAACTACTTCTGCTACTGCTACAGCTAAAAAAGTAAGAGAATCTAGCGGAACATCTGCGGCAACATCAACAAACACCTGTAATGGAGCAGGAACTTTTTCTGCAACAGGTTTAATTAGCTTAACATCATCAACTTCAAGTGTTGCAGAGGAATTTGTCCTTAAAGAATCGGACATGTTCTCTTATGGAACAGCAACTTACGGAAGTTATACATTTGATCAAGCTAATTTACAGACTGTTTCCTCTGCATCTGTAAGCTCTACATCTTCAGCAACAAGAGTGCAGTCAGCTTCTGCAAGTGGATCTGCCGCATCGTCAAACACATCTGACTCAACAAGAGTAAGAGAAAGCGATGGATCTGTTTCAGCTTCTGCTTCTGGATCTGCGGATGGAGTGTTTATTGCCGCCGCGTCTGGATCAACATCTGCGTCATCTTCTGTATCAATTTCTTACATAAGAAAGCGAAACAGTGGCGCACTTGTTTCTCTTGAATCATCAACTGTAGCTATAGCAAGAGAAAAATGGGTGCCTATAGCCGCAAATTCTGTAACATGGACACAAATAGCCGCTTAAAAGGAGTGAAAAATGGCTGATACTACAACGACGACTTACGGCCTCACTAAACCAGAAGTCGGCGCATCTGAAGATACTTGGGGAACCAAGTTAAATAATAACTTAGATACTTTGGACGATTTGCTCGATGGAACAACGGCAATTGCGCCAAACTTGACTGCTGGAAGCTGGCAAGTAGGCGGAGTTGCAGTTACATCGACTGCCGCAGAATTAAATGCTTTAGATGGCATTACTGCGACCGTAACAGAGTTAAATTATACAGATGGCGTTACAAGTAACATCCAGACTCAACTTGATGCCAAACAAGCATCTGGAACTTACCTATCACAAGGTGGATCTATAACATCTGGAACTGTTACTACATTAACGTCTACAACCGCAAATATCACTACAATTGATTTTGGCGATTGGACAATTACAGAATCTGCCGGAGTGTTGTATTTTGCAACTGGCGGGACAAACAAAATGAAGCTAGATGCTTCTGGTAATCTTACATGTGTAGGAAACGTAACTGCATACGGAACAATGTAAAGGATAGATAAATGGCAATACCATCTTCTGGCTCTATATCCATAAACGATATCGCCACTGAGTTTGGTGGCGATGTCCCACACTCGTTAAGCGAATATTACGCTGGCGGTGGAAGAGTGCCTTCAGGAACCAGTGGATCTCCACAAGGGGCTGTTCCTACCTCTGGGCAGATAGCTATTGGTAGATTTTATGGAACGCAAAACAGACCAAATATAACTCTTACAATAAGCTCTCCTGCTCAAAACTATGATGTTTGGAGCAATGCTTCTGCAAATCCAAGTTATTCTGCTGGAACAAGTGATATTATTGTAAATGTTAATCCTGGTGTTAATGTCGGGACAACTTCTACTGGAAGTTACGCAATGAGTGTACCGGCATCATTTAACCCAGGAGATACTGTAACCATAAATAACTCTGGAACTATTATTGGCATGGGCGGCAACGGGGGATATGGTTCGTGTAAAAATGATACGCCTAGCCCAACTGGCGGTGGCGGTGGCGGAAACGCAGTTAACATAGCAAGACCAACCACAATCAATAACACTGGAACACTTGCAGGTGGAGGTGGTGGTGGAGGTGGTGGCGGTACATCAATTAATAGTGACACCCCTGCTGGAGGAGGCGGCGGAGGCGGCGGCGGAGCTGGTTTTAACGGCGGCACTGGCGCTGGTAGGAATCCAGTATGGCATCCAGTTTTTGTAAATTGGAATGGTGGCACTGGAACACCTGGATCAGTAACTTCTGGAGGTGCTGGCGGTGCGGGCGGCCCTGCTCCCAATAGTAATCCTGGAGGTCCTGGGGGTAATGGCGGAGGTCAAGGGGCTAGCGGAAGTGGTGGAAGCCCTGGAGTTGGCGGAGCTAATGGATTTGCACGCTACTATGGAGCTGGTGGTGGTGGCGGTGGAAAATATTTAAATGGTAACCCTTACGTTACTTGGTCATCAACTGGAACTAGACTAGGCGGAGTATCTTAAATGCAAAAAATAAAAGTTAAAGTATGCGGATGGGACGAAGGTTCTCAATCATTAATTGCTTGTTTCAGTTCAGATGAAACAGCAAGCTCAAACCCAGAAGACTATGTGAAATTGGCTTTTCAGCCACAAACAATGTTTCCTTCTGCGTTAACAAATGATGAAATCATGAAGGAGTTAGCAATTTCTGGAGTGGCTATAGCCGCACAATCTAAAGTTCAAGAAGATCTAAGAGCTAACACATCTAGAGTTGATCAATTTAAAAGTTTGGTTGGCTCAGAGCAAGAATTTAATGTTGCTGACATTATTGACTCAGGTAGCGTTCAAGATATACCATTAGAAAGTTAATATTGCCAACAAAAGGTTAGTATGATTTCGCGTAATCATTACGCTTTTGGTAGATCATTGCAGAGATTTTGTTACGCAGACGGCGAAACTTATTTTTCTTACCAACCATTAAATATACAGGCTTATCATTTTTGCACGAAAGGCGGATTCGTAAAGATATACAACGAATCTGCCGACGTGCAAATGAATCCAATGAATACTGGAGATTGGTATGATCCAGAGCATTTTTCTACTTTTAACGGAAAAATGCAAAGGACTGCTAAAGGTGAAACTGTTATTTGGGTTCTCGATAAAAATCTAAACGCAAATTATTTACCAGAATGCGAAAAGTGGTTTTTGCCAAAAGGCGAAAGCACTGTCTTACCTCTAAAAACAAAATTGTTTCTTTGCGAAGGCAATCTTGGGTTTGATGGTAAAAACTTTTTTACAGATGTGACAACACAAATAAGCGTTAAAAAAGAAGTTTTAAATGTAACAGCAAACACAGATTGCTACGGAATAATTTTTATATGACAGAAAATGATGATTTCTTGACCAAAAATAATATACTTTGGTGGTACATTGAAGATGCTTTGTCTCCAACATTGTGTGATTCAATGATTGAAGGTTTTGAAAAGTTTACATCTGAAAAAGCACTTGTTGGGTCAAAAGAGCCAAATAAACCTATTTTAGATTTAAATATAAGAGATGTTAATAAACTAAACTTGCCTTTTGCTACTGGTGTAGGAGCTACATTAGCAGGAACTGGTTTATATATGAATAGTGTTGCTTGGAAATTTGATATAACTGCTCAAAATCAAGCAGAATATTTGAGGTACGACGAACATGGTCATTATCGAGATCATGTTGATTTGGAAATTACTCCAGGAAGTCTTATTAGAAAATTAACAGTTTTGGCTTTTTTAAATGATGATTTTGAAGGCGGTAAACTTTATTTAAAAATTAGCGGAGAAAAAGTTTATCCAAATCAGAAAAAAGGCACAGTAATTGCTTTTCCAAGTTTTTTAATGCACGGTGTTGAACCTGTTACAAGTGGAGTTAGAAGAAGCATTGTTACTTGGTTAATTGGCCCTTGGTTTAAATAAAATGCATACAGCTCTACAAGAAAACAATTACATTCTGATTAAAAATTTCATTGATAAAAATGAAGCTGAAAAATTAGCGCTAAGTTTTATGGAAGATTGTAAAAATTTTGAGCCAGATCATCAATCACCAAATGCTCCTAGTAAATATAACTACGAGCATTTTTTGTATTTATTATGTGAAAAAACAGGTAAAGTTTCCAGTATTTATGGAAATAAGGTTATACCAACTTATTCTTATGCTAGGTGGTATAAGAATGGTGGAACTCTTGCAAGACATAGTGATAGACCGTCTTGCGAAGTTAGTATAACGTTGAATTTAAAAAAAGACAGGGATTGGCCTATTTATATTGAAACTCCATATGGCCAAACCGCATCTGTTGAGTTAGACCAAGGTGACGCAATGATGTATTTAGGATGTAAAGCAGATCATTGGAGAGACGAAATAACAGATGGAAATATAGTGCAGGTTTTTTTACACTATGTAGATATAAACGGGCAAAATAGGGATCATTATTTTGACAGGATAAAGGTAAGTGAAAATGGCGCTAATACCACTACAGATACAGCCAGGAGTTTTTAGAAACGGCACAGAATTTGAGCAATCAAACAGATGGCGAGATGCTAATTTGGTGCGCTGGCATAACGGCTCAATGAGGCCAGTAGGCGGTTGGTCGACCAGAATTTCATCAGCATTTGATGCCGCTACTAGAGGAATGCACTCCTGGGTTGATAACTCAGATGACAGTCACATAGTTGCAGGAACTTATGCAAAATTGTTTCACGTTAATGCGTCTGGAACTGTAGTTGAGATCACTCCATCTGGACTGACTGTAGGATCAGAAGATGCCGCAGTCAATCTTGGATATGGAGGCGGATATTATGGACTTGGATATTACGGAGTTGAAAGGCCAAATAGCGGAGTATTTCAGGAGGCCACAACTTGGTCATTGGATAACTGGGGCGAGTATCTCGTCGCCTGTTCTCCTCAAGATGGCAAGTTATATGAGTGGCAACTTAATACTGCAGTTGTAGCCGCGCAGATATCAAACGCTCCTGTTCAAAACTCAGGATTAATAGTCACAGAAGAAAGATTCTTATTTGCTCTTGGAGCAGGCGGCAATCCGAGAAAGGTGCAGTGGTGCGATAGGGAAGATAACACGACGTGGACTCCAGACGCTACAAACGAAGCTGGCGACATTGAGTTGCAGACAAATGGCCAAATCATGGCCGCCGCTAGAGTTAGAGGTAAAACTTTGATCGTAACTGATAACGACGCTCATTCTGCTACTTATCAAGGGCCACCGTTTGTTTACGGGTTTGAAAGAGTTGGAACAGCTTGCGGTCTTGTATCTCGAAAAGCAATAGCGTCAATTGACGATGGAGCTTTTTGGATGGGGGCAAGAGGATTCTTTGTGTTTGATGGATCTATAGCAAGAGAGATCCCATGCGACGTATCTGATTATGTTTTTGCAGATATAAACAAAAACCAAATAAGCAAGACATACGCTGTACATAACAGTCAGTATGGCGAAATATGGTGGTTCTATCCAAGCAATGACTCATTAGAGAACAACAAATATGTAGCTTTTGATTACCTTGAAAAGCACTGGGAAATAGGCGAAATCGATAGAACTTGCGGTGTTGATCGTGGAGTTTTCACAAATCCAATATGGGCAGACGCTAATGGAAACCTTTACGACCAAGAATTAAGCGAACAATTAGGTCATGGATCTTATGATGTTTTTGCAGAATCTGGGCCAATAAGCCTTGGCGCTGGCGATAACATAATGAAAGTTACAAGCCTCATCCCTGACGAGAAAACACAAGGTGATGTGACCGTAACATTTAAAACTAGGTTCTATCCAAATGACTCAGAATCGTCTTTTGGTCCATATACCATGTCTAGTCCAACCGATGTTAGGTTTACCGGAAGGCAGATAAGGATGCGCGTTGACGGCGCTAGAAATACCTCTTGGCGGTCTGGAGTAATGAGGATTGAGACTAAGCCAGGAGGAAACCGTTGAGTTCGCCTTTACCGCCAAATCCAAATATTGGAAATTGGCAGATATGGGCTGAAAGGTTAAATGCATTCTTAACTAGGACAAGAGATGTTCTAAGAAGTTTAACCAACGGAGACTCAGCCGCAGAAAATGGCGTTCTCATGTGGGATCGCTCAATCGAGCATCCAGTTGTTTCTCTTGACGGAGAATGGGTTCCTCTTGCCTATGGTGACAATGAATACATGGGCTATGGATATGGCGCATTTTTAGATTTTAGCGATCAAACCGCAGGAACAGTTGATACCGCAACAGCTATAACTTGGGGCCAAACGGCATATTCAAAAAATATATCCGTAG